GCCACTAACACCAGAGGCAAGGGTCTTAACAGCCCACAAGCACTCACCAATAGGTCTGAAATCAATGTTGATCTTGACTTCGTGGTATTGGAGAGCAATCAAGGGAAGAGCAAGTCCGGGGTTTCTGTTGAACCAGAACAACAAAGGAACATAGAGAGTGGTCTCTGGCAAAGCATTGCGAGGAGCACACACTTGGGAAGGACCACCATTGGCAGCGCAAGGTCCAGAGACGTTGGCGAATGAGGGATCAGTGATGTAGGTCAATTGAGTGGTTTGGCCAATCATCTTGAAATATCCTCGCTTTTGCTCAGCAGAGAGAGTGAGCTGGTTCCAGATGTGCATCCAGTCACCGAATTGACGGTCAATTCTTTGACCACCAATCTCGACCTCAACTTGGGCAATGAGCTGTTCGCCAATGAAGTCCAACCAACGGGCATAGACACCGTCGTTGTTGGATCCACTTGAGGAAAGCATAGATTGGTTGATCTCTGGGAGAGTAACCTGGAGGTAGGTTCTGTAGGCAAGATCTCCGTTTCTGGAGATGGTGCAGGTAACTCGGCGTCCAAAATCGGCTTGACCAGAGAAAGTTTGTTCAATACTCTCAAGAGAAAAGTTGGTGTGTCTGCGGTATGAGACCTTCCAGAAGGTGATCTCAGGAGTTCCAGTAAGAAAAACGTCTTGTGCGCCGTAGGCGACTAGTTGCATTAACGCGCCCCCCATAATGTCGGTTCGTTTATATACTATGTAAAGAAAATAATTTCTGGAAATTAATAAATAATTATATTTTTAGAATTGCTAAATAACTTTCAAATACTTATTTAGGAAAACTGCGTTTGTATTCAGAAGAATCTATATTACTCCATACCATCATAATACAATTGTATAATTTCCAATGTTTTGTCCGTGTTATTGGTAAGCCAATATGATATTTGTGTTTTCAAAACGTCTAATCTATTAGCCCATTCTTTTGTTTTAAGTCTATTTATTGCTAAAATACCAGTTTTTTGAAGCTTCCAACATGATGATATGTTCATTCCATTTTTATCAATATAATCATCTGGATTAAACCGAATAAATACAATTGGTCTATGTCCCAAATCTTTCGACAACTCCATCAATCGTTTATTTTCACAGCTACAATCATATGCATTATGTTGATTTTCATCTATTTCTACAATAATTACTTGATAACCTAAATCAAGCAATAAATCCGGCCTTTTCCTAGAACAACCATCAGCTATTGTTTTATCTGAAACCCACGTCATTTGAGGAAATGTTTCTGTAATACTATCTACTACTGATTTTTCTTTTGTTTTGTAATTTCTGGATATAGGTTTATCTGGGAATAAGTTCATATAACAATAAACACAATAACCGTCATATTTATTTGAACATCTGGTTAAACACCATTCAGATAAACACGTTTTTGCAAATACATCTACCATTTCATTTTCTTTGTGATTAATACAATATTTAGCAGACTTAATGTTTTTGAAATTATAAATAGCGCGCAAATTACACCCTTCAAAAAAACATTTTGTATGAAAAACATCTACCATAGTTTCAGTTTTGTGAGTTGAACACATTTTAGGACGAATATATCCAGGTTCGCTATATGTAGGGCATTTATTACATCCCGAAAATGCACATTTCAAATGCTTTCCATCAATCATATCATCCAATTTATGTGTAGCGCAAAATCTAGGTTGTGTATCTTCCAAATACTTATAAGATGGCGACTTAGTACAGCCTGGATGTTCGCATCGTTTATGTTTTATATCCACCATATCAGTCAATTTATGTATAGAACAATATTTGCCCACCTTTTCACCTTCCATATTAAATTGTGCAACAAGATTGCACCCGGGTTGTTGGCAACGTTTTGATACTACATTTATCATTTCATCCGTCTTATGTTCCACACAATATTTAGCAGCCACGCTTCCTGCCACATTATAAATAGGAGTTGTATAACATCCCGCCGTCGCACAACGTTTGAGTTTGACATTGACCATTCCACCAAGTTGATGAGTCATACAGTATTCTCCCTTCGTTTGCCCAGGGAAATTGTATATAGCACGTTTATCGCACTCTGTAAATACGCATAATTTATCCACTACATTTATCATCCCTTCTAATCGATGAGCACTACAATACAGACCTTTTTTACCCCCGGCCACATTGAAATAAGCACTTTTATCACAGTTTTCAGCACATTTAGGCATTTTGTTTTGTGCTATATCTATTACACCATAAATATACCGATATGTTTATATCTTTTTTATTTTATAACATATTTAACCCAACATAATACCATATATTGCTATATATCTAAAAAATATTTTTTGCAAACTACATAAACATAAACCCCGTATATCGATATATACAAAAGATGCGTCTCAATATTAAGAAACTCACCCCCGATGCCCAAGTTCCAGTGTATGGTTCCCAATTTGCAGCAGGTATGGACCTTTTTTCAGCGGTAGATCTAATTGTTCCTCCGCAAACTCGAAAACTCATTAGTACCGGTATTTCTGTAAGCTGGGAAACAACTGAGGGAGAATGGGATGAACATCCCGAAAAATATTATTTGCGTATCGCACCGCGGTCGGGTCTGTCTGTAAAGAGTAATATCGATATTGGAGCGGGAGTAGTGGATAGCGATTATAGGGGCGAGATTTTCGTCTGTTTTATTAACAATTCGTTGGACAAGGAATACCAGATTAAACAGGGCGATAAGGTAGCCCAAATGATTTTGACCCGGTTCGAACAGTTTAGGGACGTTGTTTTAGTAGAAGAACATAATGAAACTGCCCGAGGTGATGGTGGGTTTGGTTCCACCGGGAGATAATTTAGGCAAAAGCATATAAAACGAAACTACATATCATATAAAATACAATAAATACATGGAATATGACTATATCGAGATAAATCCGTACAACTGTTTGTTATATAAATCTGCACATATATCTATAATTCCACTAGCTTATGCTATCTATAGCCAAAAAATAGGATATTCGATTAGTATTGGGTCTGTTTTATGCACATCATTGATTTATTGGAAAAACCCTAAAATGGGAATGCGACGTAATATAGATATAGCAGTTGTGCATGCAGTGTTAATTTATCATTCCTATAGTGCGATTGGAACAAAATATATGTATGAACATTATTGTTTTAACGGACTAGGTATTTTAGCGTATTGTTTGGCATGGTATTTTTGGCATAAAAATAATGTATTAGCATCTACTTTAATGCATTCACTGTTGCATTTGTTAGGTAATATAGCAAATATTTATTTGATATCAGGATAAGTTCTGGATATAGCATAATTTATATGTTCGCACATAAATTATTGCTGGTAAAGTTGGATGTATTTATGGACTCGTTGTTGTTAGTCGCATGTTTTGCAGAATAAAAGTGGCTAAATATTCTTCTTGGAAAACTTCGATTTTATTTTCGTGTTTTTTAGAAAAAATATATTTGTCTTGGGATTTTTTCACAGACCAACCGTCGTCGAGTGCATTCATTACGAACAACATTTTTTGAAGTTGGAGTTTATCGACGGCGCTTTGTGACATTTTTCTTTATATATTTAGGGCGTTTAGTAATTTTACGGGTTTTACGAAGGCGGGGATGTTTCTGATATTTTTTAGTATGTCGTTTAGATTTATGTGTTTTTTTTGTGCGTAATTTTCGCGTTTTGTTTGATTTGGAGTTTCCTCCGTTCCATGCATTATTTGAATCTCCGTTCCATGCATTATTTGAATCTCTGTTCCATGCATTATTTGAATATCCGTTCCATGCATTATTTGAATCTCCGTTCCATGCATTATTTGAATCTCCGTTCCATGCATTATTTGAATCTCTGTTCCATGCATTATTTTGACGTTTGTATGGAGGTTCCTCTTCTGATTCCGCATCACTGAAATCATCTCCGGTAGTATCACCTTGCGATTCGAATGTATAATTGTCATTGGGTTTAGTACGTATAAATAAATTAGATGAAAGTCGTTTATTACCTTCTTTGTAGCGGTTTAAGTAACCTTTTTGTTTAATTATTGAACAACACAATAAATGTGGAAATATTTTTTTTATATTTATAATTGATTCGTTTAGCAGATTTATAAAATAATTTGACGATTCCAAATCCAAATCCAAAAACAATTCATCAAATAACTTATTATTTAACAATTGTACATAATTTTTAACGTAATTGCTAATTTCAACGGATGCTGATTTAGAACCCTCAAGCTCATCTACAAATGTATAGATATCAAAATTGTTCGGCATTAGGTTTGACACTTCCTTTTCAATAAGCATAATTTTTTGATTATTACGTGACATTGGTATAGATAAAATTTTATAATATTCACCATATGTCATACCGTAAAACTTATGGAGCTGTTCTGGAGGTACATAGTGAGATGCATGATATGCATAATATGCATAATCTACATAATCTGCTAGGTTGGTTTGAACAGTATCTATATCTGAGATACTATCTGAGATACTATCTGAGATACTATCTGAGATACTATCTGAGATACTATCTGAGATACTATCTGAGA